AAAGATGTTCATACAGGAAGATGATCTGAAATTAAATGATTGGCAGTTTACACAGAGAAAATATCTGCCCTATGAAACTAAATTGCGCCTCTCGCGAAAGCGCATTGAGGAATGGCACGAAAACTGGGCGGGCAATGTGTATTTAAGCTATTCAGGCGGTTTGGATAGTACGGTACTGCTTCACATGATCCGAGCCACAATAGGAGATAATGTACCGGCCGTATTTTCAAATACTGGCTTGGAGTTCCCTGAAATTGTGAGATTTGCCAGAAAGGCAAAAGGAGAATTTGTAGAGATATATCCACGAGATAAAAAAGGAAAGCGGATTTTGTTTAAGCAAGTGGTTTCGGAATATGGGTTTCCGTTAATTTCTAAAGAAACTGCATTAAAAATTCAAAAGCTACGGCATGGGAACCTTTCAGACAGATATAGAAATTATTTGCTTAATGGAGACGAACGTGGGGAGTTTGGCGTATTGGCAAAGAAATGGCAATTCCTGCTTGATACTGAATTTGATACGTCAGAAAGATGTTGCCACATTATGAAAAAAGATCCATTCAAACAATATGAGAAGGAAAGCGGGAGGAAGCCGTATATAGGAACGACGCAAGACGAAGGGTTCATGAGGGCGCACTTATACGCAAGTACAGGGTGCAATGTATATGATGGGAATACAATCAAAAGCCAACCGTTAGGCTTTTGGACAAGACAGGACATTTTGAGATATACAGTAGAAAATAATGTTGAGATATGCTCTGTGTATGGAGATATAAAAAAGACGACCAGCGGAATGTATTATACAACCGGAGAACAGCGTACTGGCTGCATGTTCTGCGCTTTTGGTGCACATATGGAAAAGTGTCCGAACAGATTCCAGCGAATGGCAATGACACACCCAAAGCATTATCAGATCTGCATGGAACTGAAAAATAATGGGGTAAGATATCAAGACGCATTGGAAACATGCGGAATAGAGACGGAAACATGGGAACAGAACGGACAGATGAACATAATGGATTTTTTAGCATAGGAGGAAGAGAATGAAGATAACAGCAATAGCAAGAGAAGATTTGAAGGAAAAAGGGCTGGACTTATTACCAAATGAAATTGGATTGGAGATACCAGACAACGCAATTCCCGACAGCTACGGAGAGCATATAGGAAGATATGATATTGAATTCCAAAAATATGAGTCATTTTTCAAAAAGGATTACGAAGCAGGTGATACAAAAATTTTTGACGCATATAGAGAGAAATGCGGGTGCATTAAGGAAAAGAGAAACTCAATTTATACTGAAAAGGAAATTAAAGATGTGCTTGACTATTATGTAATGTACGACATCAAGGAAAGCAGTAAAAATTTACCGACAGAATTGGAAGAACATGTTGACCGCGGATACTGCATAAACGGAAATTATAAGTGCAAATATGAACTTGTGTTTGCTTGCGACGGAATGGTTTCAAGAGTAGTTGTGAATTATACCACGAACAATATTCCAATGTATGATTTTGTGAAAGATCTGGAAGACGATATTGCAGACGCATTGGAAGATGATTCAGACGAAGATAATATTTTCTATGGAATTATTAAAGATTCTGCAATTATAATGCGTGATGAATTTGGGAATGGAAGCAGCATTACGATTGAAACGGCAGATGATCTTACTGCAATGCTTGTATCAGTTAGGCTGATTAGCTGTGAGTTTGAAGAGAAACGATAAAAGAAAAACGAAAATGAGAGGAATAAGGAGACTAACAGCGACGATTAAACAAGCAGGAAAAGGAATAGTAAAGAAAAGTTACGGCAGATATGCGCAAACATATGGAATTGGCTTTATCAATAATAATGGAACAGAAGATGAAACCGAATTAAATGCAACCGATATGAGAGATTTAGAAAAATTATGGAAATCTCTTTGCGAGGAGTTTGAATGTAAGCCGAATAGCGTTTTGTACGTTGAAGCTGCATAGGAAACAGGAGGGAAGGTATTATGAGACTGATTGATGCGGACAAACTAATTTTGCATTTGAACGATTATGCGCTGACAGAAGCACCGGATGAAAGAGAAAGCGCAGGTGAGAGGAGAATATCTAGTGCGGTATATTCTATAATCCAGAATTGCATGGAAGCAGTAGAAGAACAGCCAACAGCATTTGATGTTGACAGGGTTATAGACCAGTTAGAAGAGCTGAAAGAGGAAGATATTTGCAAGAATATGTCATGTTTATTGTGCAAATATACTTCACAATGCGAAACTGGGGAAATGAGCGAAAAGGTTGCAATCGACAGAGCGATTGAGATTGTAAACGAGACAGAACAATTAAAGAGAAATGTCTGAATTGCGGTGGCAGAAAGACTGCCAGAATACTATAAGGAGGAAAAAGAAAATGGATAAGCAGGAAGAGCTGAAAAAGATGATGGACAAGGTAAATGAAAAATCTGATCCAGAGAAGGATCTTGATTACTATATTGATAAATGTGCAAGCAGATGCTTGTCTTTCTTCTTACAAACTGGTAACGAAGAAATTGCAACAGCTATGGCAGTTGCTTATACCATAGCTTTGGTTGATGCCGGTTTATTTGAAAATGAAGATGGAGAAAAATTTGGTGACGCAGTAACGGAAAGAATGATGGTGATTTCTGGATTAAAATAAATAACTACAAACCAAGAACAGGGCTGATGAACCCGTCCTTTTTATACAAAAAAACTAAAAAAATAAAACAAACAGACTGGAAAGAATTTGTTCCAGTGAACTGGGAAGAATGGAAGAGAAAGATAAGTGTGCCGAGCACAAAAGATACGGAAGTATGGAACTGGATAAGGAATCAGCGAACAGCGGAGGCAGGCGGAATTATAGATCTGTTTTGCGAGTAAAAGAAAAGATTGAAAAAAATCCCTACTGTGATAGAATGAGATTACACAGCAGGGATTTTTAATAGGCATCGGCATTAAGCCGATATTTTTTGATCGAGAACCTACCTTATATAAGTAAGTTTTTGATTGTAAAAAGAATCATGCCGGATGCGATGATCATTTTGTAGACCAAATTCTTACAAATGTAACTGACCGTCATAAATGTCGGCCACAAAAAATACCCGACAGGTGTATGCCTGCCGGGTGTTTTTATATACTGGAATATTCAAATGTTGCAGCAAGACCATTTCGGAAGACAATGGACTTGACTTTTCCGTTGTAGATCACAATGTTATCAATAACACTGACAACGAAAGTCTTTAGTACAGATGGATCTACAGACTGGGCGAGATTCTTATAATTGATATATAGTCGGTTGGAAAGTTTCTGCCCGATGATGAACTGAGAAGCTTTGGTGAGAAATTCACTGTCAGTCAGTGCCATTTGCACCTCTTCCGACTGGGCTATGCCAAGTTTGTCATTGACATCGGAGAGCAGGGTTTCCAGATCTGTTCGCTTTCGGATATATTCAATCTCGGAGATAGGACGGTCGCTCATGATGTAAGTGTTGAGCAGACGATCCAGCGCACGTTCCAGACGCTTTTTCTCTTTGCGGAGCCGCACAAGTTCTGGATCTACTTTGGCGGTCTTGGGCTTACTTACAGCCACATCTTTTCCGTAAATCGCACCGCTGATATTTCCAGAGGAAAGAAGGTTGAAGAAACTATTCAAACCATCACTATCAATGGATATGACATTATGGAAAGCGTCGCCGAAGAGCAGCCGGTCTTGTAGCTGCGCCGGAGTCTGTATATCTTTAAATCCTTTCTGAGCATTCAGCATGTTCAAAATATAGTTGAATACGAACTCACCGACCACCGGGTCTGATGTAGATTTTCCTGTACATTTATTCGAAGATCTGCGGCGGGTAGGGCAAGGGTAATTAGAATATTGCCAGCCGTCCGCCTTTTTATTAGATACAGAGTTATTCAATGGTTTTCCACAGTTTCCACAGAACAGCAGACCACCAAAGATATGAATACGTTCCCGGGACGAAGCAGGAGCCATATCTTTTCGGTACCGCTTATTTGCTTTTAGAATGGCTTGCACTCTGGCGAACTGTTCTCTTGAAATGATTGCCGGGTGGTGATCCTTTACTATGATCCATTCACTTTCCGGCTTAGGTTTTGAACGATCGCCCTCACGAAGAGCATTATACCGATAATCTCCTACGTAAAAAATATTCATGAGAACCAGATGAACGGTCACAGGTGACCATTCATGTCCATAACGAGAGATTGCGTTCCTGTCATTCAAAATTTTTGCCTCACGGACTATGCTGCGCTCCTGTTCATAAAGATCGAATATTTCCTGCACCAATGCAGCCTCGCCTTTGTCAATCTCAAAAATCTGCTTTTCCTTCTTTTCACCTTCTGTTCGGTATGTGTATCCGAAAGGGACACGTCCGCCGTTCCATCGACCACTTTGAGCCATAGCAATCATGGTGTGAGTAACACGTTCTGAGGTCATATTCCTTTCAAGTTCTGCAAACACAAGGATAATTTTGAGCATGGCTTCACCCATAGCTGTGCTGGTGTCAAACTGTTCGTTTTTACTGACAAACGTAACACCCAATTCTTTTAACTCTTTATACATCATGGAAAAGTCCAGCAGATTTCGGGAGATACGATCAATTTTCCAAACGAGAAGGTGAGAAAATTTGCCAGCTCTGATTTGCGACATCATATCTTGAAATTTGGGTCTGTCCATATTCTTACCGGAATATCCGGCATCTTCAAAAATAACGATATTCTCAGGCAGTGCATTCAGCATCATTTGAGCGTAGGTCGTGAGCTGAGTGCGTTGCACATTAAGAGACTCGCCGTTTTCCGCCTGCATAGTGGTGGAAACACGAATGTATATCGCTACTCTTGTCAATTTTGAAAATTCCATCAATGCTCCTTTCGTAAAATGAAAGCCGCCTGAGATCAAGCGGCCATCACTTCTAATATTGTTTTATCCAATCTTTTTCGGCGGCATTGCCGAGGCTTCAAAGCAAGAAGCCCATCGTATGAGATATACCCAAGCCTTTGAACGGTAAGCGGTATGGAAGAGGATTTCAACACATAATATTTCCACTTACTTCCTGAAGAACCAGAACGCCCCTCTGAGCTTACTTTTACACAGAAGATATAAATGCTGTGTATATAGCTGCTGTGGGTTGCTTGCAGCGGTAGCACAGCATGAGCAGGGTATGTGGGATCGTAAGATTCATCAAGTGAAGCCACACTGATCCCAAAGGAATATCTGCCTATCTGTTTGCTTTCAAAATAAGCCATGTCAACGCCTCCTCTTGGAATAATCACTCAGCCGGACAACTTACTTTCATTTATCTTGGCTGCCATTTCACGCTCATATGCCACCTTGATGGAATCATAGATGAAATCCTGATTGGCTGGCGGGAGCTGCTGGTACATTGCCAACATTTCACTCTCTCTGGTACGTGTTGTCGGGAACGAAGTTTCTCCTGTCAGCAAAAATTCTGGCGTTACTCCTAGAAACTGAGCAATCTGCATAATGTATTTTGCGGGCGGATCGCTGTTTCGCTGTTTCCATGCGGTTGTCTGTGCAGTTCCGATCTTTAGAAGTTTGCAAAGATCAGCAGGTCTTTTTCCTTGTTCTTCCATAATAGAGAACATTCTTTCACATATCGTCATAATATCTACTCCAATAACTTAAAAATGTATAAAAAGAGCTTTACAAACTTACAAACGTATGCTATCATCATAATAACTTACAAATGTATGCTAACAAGCACACGAACGTAAGCAGAAACACAGGTTCCGGGACGAACCTTAGAACTATTTTACAATCTTAACTTACAAATGTAAAGATTGAAATTCCAGAATAAAGGAGGGACAAACGTGGGAGAAAACAAGGAGTTTTCTGACTGGGTAAAAAGAGCGAAAGTTGCAACTACAGAAAAAGGCGTAACGATTGTAGAAATTGCTGAAGAGCTTGGGACAGCGACCAATTATCTGTATGGCATTATGAGCGGCAGAGTTTTCTCACAGCCCATGATCCAGCGAGTAAGTGACTACCTTGGAATAGAGGGCGTTGCCAAACGTGATAAGAAAGAGCTGTCCGTGTGGTGCAAAAATGCGAAGATTGCAATGCTGTCACAGGGGATTTCTACAAATCAGCTTGCGGATAGCACTGGCATGAGAAGAGAGTATGTATCTTCAATCCTCAACGGACGTGTGGTTTCACAGCCTGCTATCCAGAAGATCAGCGATTTTTTGAATATTGCATGTAACGCTCTTTGATTTGTAACTATTGTAACATGAAACTATGGAGGACAGCATGGGTAACGGCTATAGGAAAGACGGTAAGAATGTATATTTTGAAGCCAGAAAAAAGGCTGCAATGTATAACGATACCCTAAGTAGCAGGGAAGGGGCTGCAAGACTGCTTGGAATATCTGCGGCAACATTGACGGATTATGAGCGTGGGATCACGAAAGTAGTGCCGGTAGAAAATGTAGTGCAGATGGCAGAGCTGTATAAATGCCCCGAGCTGGAAAATGGGTATTGCAAGCATGAATGCCCGATAGGCAGAAATAGACCAATAGCTACAGAGGTTCCGAGATTGGAGGGAACTGCACTGCGGCTGATTAAGGAACTGAATGCTGATAAGCTTCAGGAATTAAAGGAATCTGTGATTGATATTGCGGCAGACGGAAAAATCAGTGCAGACGAAAGGGACGGACTGCGAGAGGTTGTCCAGCAATTAAAAAATATACAGTACTCAATCAGTGAAGTGGTGCTGCTGACAGAAAAGGAACTCGGAGGGAAGGTGTAAGCATGAATGCGGAGGCAATGTTGGAAGTCCTGAAAAGGGATTTTGGGATAAATAACAGAGAAGAATTTGAGACAGCGTGCAAGAATTTCACAGGACTGGACATTGGCATTTTTATTACACCGGTAGGGGAGGTAACGGAAAATGATGGTAAATGCAGAGAAAGTTATTTACAGACTGTTAATTGGTAGTGTAATCACAGCGGCAACATGGACTTTAATGACAGGAGATTTTGACACTGTGTTTGGCGTACTTACATGGTTTGCGATCACACTTTTTGTACAGGAAGATATTTATGATTTTGTAAGAAAGAAAAGACGGCAGGCCAGAAGAAAGAATTTAAAAATCCACAAGGCGGCAGAAACAGATTCGAGAGAAAGGATGGGAGCTTAATTATGTGCAGTGTATGTAGAAGAAATCCCTGTGCAGCAGGTTGCCCGAATGCAGAGGAACCAAAACCGATACATATTTGCAAGGAATGTGGCTATGGCATTTATGAGGGTGACCATTATTACGACGGACCGGACGGATATTACTGCGAAGAATGTCTGGAAGATATGTCAGTTAAAGAACTGGTTGAGCTGCTGGGTGATGAACTGAAAACAGCATAAATACAAGATATGGAGGAATATGGGAATGAACGAATTACAGGTAAACGTAACACAGAAACCGGGTGCGGTGCAGTGGAATTTTGAAGAGCTGGTAAATGCTTTGCAGGCTCAAATGCAGCAGTATGAGGCTATGGTATATACAGAAGATACCGTAAAAGACGCAAAAGCAGATGTGGCGGCACTGAGAAAGCTGCGCAGCGAAGTTGAGAGCCGGAGAAAAGAGATCAGAAACAAATGTCTGGAATCATACGGCGTAATTGAAGAACAGGCCAAAATCCTTACAGGCATGATTGACAAGCCGATAGCCAAGATTTCTGAACAGGTAGAGGAATACACTGAGAAAAGGAAACAGGAAAAGAAAGAAGAGATTTTGACTTTTATGCGAGATACCTTTGCAGATCTGCCAGACAATGTTTCTGCAAAGCTGCGCTTCAAAGTATATGACCCAAAATGGGAAAATGCGACAGCTACGAAGAAAGCATATAAAGACGCTATCACCAGTGCTTATCAGGCTACAAAATCTGATCTTGCGATTTTGGAAGGCGTTGATCCGGATTACAAGGAAGCTGCAATGCAGGCATATATCAAAGATTTGAGCTTGCAGGACGCTATGGCGAAGGCACAGGAACTTCAGAAGCAGAAAGAAATTGTTCTGGAAAATGAGCGCAGACGCAAGGCGGAACAGGAACGGCTTGAACAGGAGAAAGCTGCCAGAGAAAAGGCACAGGTTGCCCTGGTATTCCAGCCGAAGCAGGAACCTGTAAAAGAGCCAGAAATGCCATTTGGAGAACCAAGCGTAGGAGCTTTTGAAGCAGAAAAGGAAATTGCTGTGCGAGTTATGGTACCTGAAAGCCGAATGGAAGAGTTTGAACAGGCAATGCAGGATCTGTTTATGAGATATGAGGTGATTTGATGGCTGACACAGAGGTAAAAGCAGGAAAAATCTATGCGGCAATATCAAATGTGATGGCTGCGATCAATGCAGTAGGCAAGAACCAGAAGAATCAGAAACAGGGATTTATGTACCGTGGTGTTGATGATGTGATGAATGCCTTGTACCCGGCACTGTCCGAATACCATGTGTTTATAGTACCACAGATCATTGAGCAGAAAAGAGAAGAACGGCGCACGAACTCAGGAAATGTGCTTCTGTATTCTATTTGTCAGATACGCTTCCGGTTCTATACGGACGATGGAAGTTATGTGGATGCCGTTACAATCGGTGAGGGCATGGACAGCGGAGATAAAGCTACCAACAAAGCTATGGCTGTGGCGTTTAAATATGCTTGCTTCCAAGTATTCTGCATACCTACGGTAGAAATGAATGATCCAGACGGCGATACGCCAGATCCTATTGAACCGTCACAGGAAGCGCAGCAGAAGGAAATTGACGCGGCAAATAACTCCCCGATTGATAAGACAAAGATTTCAGTGATCCGTAATACGATTGCCAGCAAGGGACTGAAAGAAAGCAGTATTCTGGAACACTACGGAGTCAAGAGCTTTGAGGCAATGTCCTTTGGAATGTGGAATAATGCTATGCAGCTTTTGGGTAAGTATCCAGACAAAGCATAGCGGACGGAGGTCAGAGATGGTAAGAACGTCAGACGATAAAAAGGCATTTTACTTATACAATGATTACATAGACCATGTGAAACTGATGTCTGACGAGGACGCAGGGAAACTGTTCAAGGCGATCTTGGAATATGAGAACGACTTGGAAGTACAGGAACTTTCGGGGGTTGCAGCTATGGCATTTTCCTTTATCAAAAATCAACTGGACAGGGATTCCAGTAAATATGAGGAAATATGCAAAAAGAACCGGGCAAACGGCATGAAAGGTGGCAGACCCCGAAAGAATGCAGAAGAACAGTCAAACCGAACGGTTGTGGAAGAAAACCCAGAAAACCGGACGGTTTTAGAACAGGGGACAGAAGAAATACAGAACGAGAAGCCTGCGAAGAAAGCGAATTCATATCCTAAGAATTTTGAAGAGTTTTGGGCTGTATATCCCCGGAAAGATGAAAAAGGTGTTGCCTATGCGAAGTATGCAGCAAGGATCAAGGACGGCTACAGCCCGGAAGAATTGCTGCAAGCGGCAACAGCTTATGCAGATCAGTGCAAACGGTTGAGAACAGAGAAACAGTTCACAAAGCAGGCAAAGACATTTTTATCCGACAAGGCACCGTTTGCAGATTTTTT